CTGCCTTTCACCCGCCTCGAAGAGGGCATGAACACTCCCAGTCGTAGTCGTCGAAAGTTATTTCGTTGTTTTTGGTAATCTCGCCTTGAATTATTTCGATATCCAAATTAAAATGACATCCATTTTCAAATGCCAATATTCGGAAATCTATCTGATATTTTTTTGAATATTCAGCTAATTCATTAGCGTCTATAAACCATGCCTGATCTACCGGAATACTCATCGTAAGTATTTTTTCTGGATTTTCGTACAAAACTTCCGGTTCATATTCCTTTACGAATAGGCGACGTGATCCTCTTAAGAAGAGCGAATGTTCTTTCGGGTTTATAAGTTGGAAACAATCACCTATTCGTCTCCATTTGATTGGAAACTTGTCCATATCGTGAGTGCGTATTTCTTTTACTAAAAATTTGACGATATTCTTCTCCTTTCCGCGAATTCGCAGATCCCCGCTACACCAGTTAGGCATCGTTTGCTCCTTTCAGATTCTCGATATTCCCATTCCAGTTAGTCACCGCTTCCTCTTCAGTGCGGTGCAAGCCGAATCTATGCCCATATTCAAATCTCGGATAATCGCTCATACTTCGCCGCCTTTCAGCAGCTCCGGATTGTCATAGATGTTTCCAACAACGCGATAATACGCCTTCTCTACGACCTGCGACCATATCATTTGATGACCCCGATCCAACTTCGCACTATCAGAAAAATCAAAAACGGGGTATCCAAGCTCGCCGAACCACTTAACCGATCTGTAATGTTTCAAGTGATCATGTAGAACATCGTCGTATCGGATTTCAAGGATATCGCCTTCAAAAATTTTCGTACCTTCAATATCGTTTAACCCTATCCATTGCCCGACCGTCTCAGGGTCGACCTCATCAGCAACAATACCCCGAGGCAACCCCCAATCAGCGAAACCATCTTGTATAATCAGATGATCAATATCCTTTAGCCTTATACGATCGCCAGCAGGATGTGGCTGCCGATTGATATGCTTAAAATATCCGCCGGTTATCCATTCTCCGCTCTTCAATTTTTTTCCGCGAAATATAATCTCTCTCATTGCTCCTCGCTTTCCACAATTTTCCTTTCTTCCGCCCAACGGCGGTCTAATACTTTTCGCGCATGGCTGTCGATCTCGCATTGCCAGACGCATTTCATTCCCGCGCGTTCGAATCCGAGATCGAATCCGCCCACGCCAGTGAACAGGCTCCCGAACGTCAGCACGATTCAACTCCCTTCATGAAGCACATCCAGTGCGTCTTGCTCGCCTTCCCGCTCCTGTGCCCGAACAGCGGCTTCGCGTCGATCACGTCCAGAATCCTTGAAACTGGAATCTGAACCTCCGACCATTTGAAAATCAGCACCCCATATTCATCCAGCACCCGTATGCATTCCCGGAAACCGTCGTGAATCATCGCTTCCCATCCAACCAGCAAGCGCCCGTATTTCAGCGCCAGCCGCGAAGTCTCCCCAACGTCCCGAAGATGAGGAGGGTCGAAAACGACCAGCTTGAAGCTCCTGTCCGCGTAAGGCAGATTCGCGAAGTCCGCAACCGTGTCCGGACGAACCTCGATGAACCGTCCCGGCCAAAACTCGTGACGTTTGACAATCCGCTTGTCAACGTACGCTGCCGCCGGATTCTCCCGGTCAAACCAGAACATCCTTCCGCCGCAGCACGCGTCCAGAATCACCTTCCCGCTCATGCCGCCGCTCCAATTACAGGCTGGTATTCGTCCAAGTCTGACATCCGAAAATACTGTGGTTCCATCAGCATATCAAACGCACCAGTTGGGCCCATCGTATTTTTGTCGATAAGAATATGAACCCGATCACTGTAGCCGTTTTCTGTCCGGTCTCGTCCCATCATGATCACGAGATTTGATTTATCGCTCTTCTCCCCCGCGCCGCGAATTCCTGTTCGGTCAACGTTCTCGAACTCGGATTTCTTTCCTCCCTTATTCATCTGCGCGATCATCAGCACCGGAACGCCAGTAGCTTCTGCAAAATTTTTGATCTGTTCAACGTTGTCGGCCTCGCGCTGAAACGCGTTCGCCCCAAACATCTGTAACTGTCTGCGGCTTGGGGCAATCTTTTCGAGGTAATCCAGGACAACGGCGTCAAGCTCGTCCTGCGCATGCAGCTTCCGCAGCTCGTCAAGCGTCCTGTCGACGGTCCAGCCGGGCGTATGCAGGTAGTTGATACATCCGTCCCACGCCGTCAAAGTCGGGCGCATTTCCGCGATAATGGATTTTTCCATCGCGTTCAGGTTCCCCATCTTCACCGCGCCAACCGAGATGCTTGTATGCCGCGCTAATCTCCGCAGCATCATCAGATTCCGGCTCAGCTCGTAGTGGACAAACGCGATTTTGTTCTTGTGCTTTGCCCAGTGCTCGGCAACGGATTCCGCAATGATCGACTTCCCCAGCCCGTCTGGCGCTGTCACAACTGCCAACATTCCGGGTTCCAGCGGATCGATCAGCTTATTCCAGGATCGCCATGGGAACGTCAGCCGTTTTTGATCCTTGACCGGAATTTGCGCCTGCCGCTCATACTCGGCAATAATCTGATCAGTCAAATCAAAAGATTCCTCCCATGTCATCAGCGCGTTCGAATCACCGCCGCCGCCGAGGCGGTTCGCTGTCTCTACGATCCACCTGCGGATTTCCGCCGGGTCTTCATCCGCCAAACAGCGGCGCAATATCTCTTTTGCCATTGCCTCAAGCGGCGCTAATTCCACTTCGTTCATCCGTCGATTTCACCTTTCGCCTTGATCTCCAACAGCCGTTTTCGTCCAGCCATGTCTCGTATTCGACCTTTTCCTGCGGCTCTGCCGTATGACTGATTGTTTTTAGTTTTCCTCTCGCCAACATGTCGCGCCCGATTTTTAGCAGCGATTCCGGCCCGCCAATCGTCAGCTCGCTCCGGCGCATTTCTGCCACAATCCGCGGGATATGCTCCACCAGAATTCCGGCTTCCGCGAGCGCGTTAAGCGCTTTATTCCACTTGCCGTACTCCCAGCCGCCCGGATTGATTCCGCTCGATTCGGAAAACTTAATTGCCATCTCACGGTTCTTCCCAAAATGCGTCCATTCGTCTGCCGGCTTTTTCGGCTTTTTAGATTTTTTACCAGTCTGGGACTCCGATTCAGATTTTTCAGCTGGCGAATTTTCCGCCTGCGTTTCAAATTCGTTAGAATTTGAAACCAATGGATTAGTAGTCTCTGTGTAGTCTTTGTTAAATAGGGCCGCATCATCTTGATCTGGTTGATCGCATCTTTTTGATGCACTGCATTTTTCAATTTCGTTGTTAAGCGCCTCAAAATCAATCCGATACAGCTTCCGACGATCGAATGTATTCAAGTGTTTTGTAATCAAAATTCCAGTCTTTTCAAGCCTTAAAACCATCCGCTGAATTGTAGGAATTGACCAGAACGGAAAGTTTTCCTGCCGCCATTGCTGGTAAGAATTGAAAATCCATTTATTGCCATCGATCATTACGCCTTTTACTTTGGGATTCATAATCCAGTAATTCAACTGCTGAAGAAAAATAGCTTCATTTACACCCAAGCATGTGGCCAATGTAGGAGAGAACTGTAATGGCGATTCGTTTATCAGGTATTTATTCATGCTGTCGCCTCCATCCGTTTTTTTTGGCAATAGAAAATAATGTCCCGATCGTGATTGCTCCCGCGGCGTTTCCGCCCGCTTTGAATCCTTTCCATTTCTGCGATACCTCGTTTTTCTTTCCCTGCGCCCAGCTATCCGCGAGAAATAAGCCTGCGTCTCCAAAAGCTGAGTGGATCGCCATCAGAACAGCAAGCCACTCATCATAGCTGATTCCCCACGCCGGAATAAATCGAAGCGCGTCCGCCGCCTCCTCCTGGTCCGCTGGCGCTTTATATTCCTGCGTTGCAAGCTTCATCTCCTTAGCGCCAGATTCCTGATAGCGCTTGACAATGCCCTTTACAACGTCTAAGGGCAGGAAACCGCCAATGAACTCGAAATCGCACCCTGGCGCGCCGTAGAAGAAGCGGACAGCGTCCTTGCATTGCGGATCAGCCGTCCCAAACAGCCATATAAGCGCGGAAGCCGCGAGCGTGTAATTCTTAGCCTGATGAATCGGCTGGTCGAGAATGAAAAAGACCCTTGCTCGCGGAGCTTCCGGCTTATGACTGATCGTCGTATGAATAAATGTTCCATACTTATTAATGAATTTATCTTTAATAAGATAATCAATCGTGCTGGTCTTATCCTCATTGTCGAAGTCCAGCGCCAAATGCTGGCCCATCAGGTAGTTTTCGGAAGTCCGCCATGGCGCTTTGAGCTGTGTCATAACCGGATAGCCATTGTAGATCGCGTCCATAACCTGCGCTATGGAGCAATCGGCATTCTGAAAACTGGCGTTGAACTGCCTCCAGACGTTAGCGCCGGGCTCGATTTTGCGCATGCATTGTATCGATGAGATCGCGATCTTTGTCATGGCTATTTCGGTATCTCAATATTCGTCTTTTTGAAGAGCGCATTGCTGATAATGCCAAATGCATACGTCGCTTGCTGTTCGGATACATAATCTCTGGTATAAATCGGGTCAGAAATTCCAGATTGATAAATGCTGATTGATTTACGACGCTGCCGTATTTCGTCAATTTTTTTAGTATTGATAATTCGTCCCCGTTCTGTATCTTTAATCCACATCCTTAATCTCCCTTTCAGGGCGGGTCTCCCCGCCCATCTCTATTTCACCTTCCGGATCGCAACCGTCGGATCGGCGACAATCCGCGCCGCTTTCAGCTGAGGAATTAAAACCATCATCCCATCAAGCTTATCCCCATCCCACGTAACCCGTCCCTTGTTCCAGACAGCCATCAGCTTGTTGCCCTTGACCGTCTCTTTGCCGGCTAATACATCCGCCTTGATACCGGCCTCCAGCTCCGCGGACTCGGCCGTCATGCTCTCCGTCGTGTCGGCCCATTTCTTACGGATTTCCTCGACCCGCGCGAGAATCTCAGGCGTCAGAATCGTGTCGATCTCCGCCTGTTTTTGTTTTTCCATCTCTGCCAATGCAGTTTTTAACTCGTACAACTTATTCAATTTTTCTTCTGTGTTCATTTCGTTTCTCCCCGCGTCGGGCGGCGGTAAAGGAGAATTCAAACCCGCCGCCCGTCCGCTATGATGTGTGCTAAACCTCGTCCGCGTCGTCGTCCGACTGAAAATCCTGAATTCTCTCCGGATCGATCCCTTTAATCGCCTCCGCCAGCTTCGCGAAGTCTCCGGGATAGCAGATAAAACCCCGCTGCGGTTCCCCGTTCTGCCAGCGCCGGATATCGATAACCGGAAGCTTCTGGAACCAGCTGACAATATTGATCTCGACCAATCCCTTTTCGTCCTCGTACGAAGCGATCTTCGCAATAATCTGATAATTCGTCCGTTGAATATAATGCTTGTCTTTCGTTCGTCCCCATGCCATAAATTCAATCTCCTAAAACGGGATTTCTCCCTGTACTGCTTCCGCCTCGGCGTACTGGATCATGCGCAGCTTCGTCGCCGTAACGTCGAACGTCGCGCCCCAGGTCAGGTCCTTCCGCTTGAACATCCGCGGCCCGCCCGTCTCCGGGTCAGAATCCAGCTCGCCCTGAATCGCGACCAGCGCCCCCTTCTTGCAGTGCTCCGCCGCGAAGTCCGCCAGCGCTCCCCACGTGTTGATACGGAACCACGTCGTCAGCTCCTTCGTCCCGTTTTCGGTCTTCTTCTTCTTGCTCGTCGCCAGCGAGAACGCCGCGACCGATTGACCGCCCGGCGTGTACCGAAGCTCCGCGTCTCGTCCGATCCGCCCGATAAGCGTCACCTCCGCCAGCATTACAGCCCCTTGAACGCTTTCGAGTTGGCAAAGATCACATTGATCGCCGCAATTTTGTCCTTCAACGCATCGCGCTCAGCTTCCGTCAGGTGATTCTTTTGCAGCCGTTTCTCGATCGCCGCGCGCATGTAAAACAGCGTTTCAGTCGACTTGTCCGTGTATGCTTCGCCGTTGCTGTCCTTCATCCCCATCGCCGTTTCAGTGTCGATCGGGAAATCTTCCGCCTTCCCGACGAACGCCGTCAGGAACTCATCCTCGCCCGGGAAGTACGGCTTCGAATACGTCGCCTGCGTTTCGGCTGGCTTGTAAAACTTTTTTGCCTCCAGTTTCGGTTCTTCGACGATAACGCCGTCGTCCGTAACCTGTACCGGCTTTGCGTCCGAAATACTGTCGATTTCTGATTCATCCAACCAACCAAGACCAGCGAGGGAAAGCGTCAGGCGGCGTTTCGCTTTCGTTACTGCCTTCATTTGCGCGTTCGCCGTATTCCCCTGCATGTCGCGTTTCGATACGACGCCGATCTCAATATCAGAACGCCCGGAAGCGTCGTGACCTTTGGCAATGACCGTATAGTTATCGCCGGATTCCGAGATATTCAGGTCGTCAATTGAAATGCCTTTGAGCGCGCGGAGCTGTTCGGTTGCATCCTTTTTCGCGTACAGCGTCAGTTTTCCGTTTAGCTTGAGATAATCAAACGGACGCGTAAAAGGATTCAATCCGAGCGATTCGCAAACCGTCCGATAATACGATACACGATCCGCCGGGCTCATCGAACTGAGGTCGCCGCCGATAACGACCTGCTCCAACACGTTACTGCTGTTTGCTGTTGTTATTTGGTTTTCCATGATATACTCCTCACAGTTGATTTGTATGGGCTTCGGCCCGCGGAAGGCTCGCTTCTCCTTGCGGGCCTTTTCGCTTAACCGCGCCCATACCATTCAAATAATCCCATTCCCGAGATACGCGAGCACGATCAGAATCCCCGCAATAAGAACCGTAACCACCATCCCGGAGATAAAACCGCTCTCGAACTCGCTTCGGGCCTCTTCTGTTTTCCATCCCGGATCATTCAGCGTTTTCATGTATCGCCTCCTCGTTTGCGATTGCGTACGCCTTCAAAAGCGCGGCGGACATATAATTCGCGGCGCAGCAAAGCGCGTCGCTAACCGCCTGATACTTCATATCCCCCGCGATCTTCACCATAATCGACCGGTTCAACTCTGCGAGCGCGTCGACGCTTTCCGCCAGCTCGACCGCGTAATCTCCTTCACGCATATCCCCTCTCCTTTGCATACGCCCGCATCTCGCTGATCGCCTCGCGCTCCTGCGCCTCGAACATCGCAATCAGCCGTGGCGCGTCCTCGATGATTTTCCGCGCCTCTTCGAGGTCCCGCTTCCATTGCGACGCCAGCAGGCGCGCCGCCTCCGCCCGCGCCTCATATTCGCAAACCTTCTCGATATACTCGTCCTTCATTTCTTCTCCTTTCAAAACGCGATATCGTCCGCCGTCCGGTCCGTCTCGCCCAGCAGCGCGACAACCTCAGCCTCAGCCTCGGACATCATCCGCTCCCGCCGACGGTCCGCGTCATACTCTTCGCTCCCCCGATACCCGTCGTAATCCGGGTACTGGCTGTAAAAATCAAACCCCATTCCTTGTCTCCATCCTTCTGCGCTGCCGAACCGGGACGTTTAGCATTCGCAAACCTCGATAACCTCAACCGTTGACCTCAAAATAAAATCGTTCAACGCCTTATGACTGACCCTGAATTGCCCGCCTTTCTCCGGTTTAATCGCTTTCAGCTTGCCGGATCGGATATAGCTCTGAACCGTCTGAACGCTGACCTGGAGGAACCCGGCGACCTGCTCGCTCGTGAAGAACCGCGTCTCCTGCCCTTCCGCCTTCAACGTGTCGATCGTCAAGTTCAGCACCTGAACGCGCTGGCGAAGAACCGCGTTCTCCTCGCGTAAGACCCGAACCTCGCGTCGGAGTTCCTGCGCCTCGCTCATTCTTTCGCTTCCTCTTCTTCCACCCCGAACAGCTCGTCCAGCGTGCAGCCCAGAACCTTAGTCAGCTTTCGTGCTGTTTCCATTGAAGGCAAAGCCGCGCCTGTTTCGATTTTGCTGATGGCTGATTGAGTTAACTCCAATATTTCCCCAAGTTCTTTTTGACTTAGATTCTTTTCTCTGCGAAGACGCTCAATTTTATTCATATGCCTCCTGTTTTATTCTTGATATTCCATTATACCCTTTATCGGCATTTTGTCAAGATAGCAATTCATATTATAAGGCTCTGCGCTAAATTGTCTTGCGTTTGATGAAATTCTTTCATATAATATTAGGGAGGGTTATATGAATAACATCAGGAAACTAAGAGTAAATAAAGGTTTGACACAACGCCAACTTGCCAAAATGGTAAATGTGGAGCAAACCGCAGTATCGAAATGGGAGACTGGGACAAGCGTTCCTTCTCGTGAAACAGAGCATAAACTCGCAGAAATTTTTAATGTATCTCTTGATCAGTTAGCCGGACGCGAAGATATCGTTATAGGTAACGAAGGCGTTATTAAAAATAATTTCTACAACAAATTCCACAATATTCACCCGGTAGAAAACATAAAAATTCCTATGCTTGGGAATATTGCCGCGGGCGAACCGATAGAAATATTGGAGGAACGAGAGATATTTATACTTTCAGGATCAGATATAAAAGCGGATTTCTGCTTAACAGTTCAAGGTGACAGTATGATAGGGGCCAGAATTTTTGATGGCGACATTGTTTTTATTAAACAACAGCCAGATGTAAGAAATGGACAGATCGCAGCAGTCAGGATTGATAATGAAGCTACGCTGAAACGTGTCTATAAGCAAAATGGAACGATATCTTTAATCTCAGAAAACCCTGCTTATCCGCCTATTGTTATCAATGGCAGAGACGGAAAAGATGTCAGCATCATCGGTTTAGCTGTAGCGTTTCAAAGCACAATAAGATAAGAGGTCCAGATAATGGGATATTTTGCGTTCTTTATCATAAGTGTCCTAATCGTTGCGCTGGTCCTTTTTGGCTCCTCCCTGAAAGCTGAAAAAGAAAAAATCCTGCGCGAGGCCAAAGCGGAAAGAGAAGCGATTCTTTTTAAAGCCAGAAACGATGCCTATGGAATAGCTCAGGAAGCCCGTATCGAATACGAGAAAGCAATATCCTTAAAAGCGGAAATAGAAAAAGAGAAAGCGGACCTTCAGCCATTAATTCAAAAGACCAATGTTGAAGCATTGGAAATATTTCGAAGAGCCGTAAAAGAAAAAGAGAAAATCCTTCTTGACGCCAAAGCAGAAGCAGACAGAATCCGTTCAGATAAATCGAGCCGGGATACAAATGAATCGTCGGTATTGGGGACATCTGGAAAAATTAATCTGAAAGACCTTGAAATCCCTCCGGACCGAAAGCCGGAAGAAAGAAAACGAACCTTGCCCTACCGTGCCTCCTTCAAGGATTTTGACGACGAACCGACAAGCTACTCGAAGACGGCGAAAGAAAACGCGAATGAGCGGAGGCGAAAACTCTATCGGGAAGAAATCAAAGACGCCGTCCTGACCGACGAGTTCAAAACCGTCTTAGCCAGACTGGAAAATACGAACGGCATATACCTGCTGACCGGCCGCGCCGGAACCGGTAAATCGACCTTGATCCGAATCTTCCTTGCCAACAGCGATAAACGGATCGGCGTTGTCGCCACGACTGGAATTGCCGCGCTGAATATCAAAGGCGACACCATCCATCGTTTTTTTGGATTCCCAGCCCGAATGCTGGCGGAAGACGACCTGAAAAAACGTCAGGATAACTCCCGGTTCCTTGAATTAGATACCTTAGTCATCGACGAAGTATCCATGCTGCGCTCCGATATGGTCGACGCGCTGGACCTCTTCCTCAGGAATAATCGCGATAATCATGCTCAGCCGTTCGGCGGCGTTCAGGTCATCTTAGTCGGCGACTTATTGCAGCTGCCTCCGATCCTCTCATCAGAAGAAGAAGCGGAATACTTCGGATCAGTATACAAAAGCCCATGGTTCTTCGACGCGGAAGTTTTCAAAACGGAGCAATTGAACACCATCGAGCTGACCGAAATCTTTCGCCAGTCCGATAAAGAATTCATTTCAATACTGGATGCCTGCCGGACCCAGACGATCACGTTCGCTCAGATCAATAAATTAAACAGCCGCGTTAATGCTGATATTTCCGAACTTCAAGGAGAATATCCGATCACCCTGACCCCGACAAACAGCGCGGCCGCGAAAATAAACGAGCGCCAGCTAAACCTTATCGATGAACCTATTTACGAATTCCAAGGCATAATCGAAGGCGACTTTCCAGAAAGACTGCTTCCGACCGATTATATATTACGCCTGAAAAAAGGCGCGCAGGTGATGATGACCTTTAACGCGTCAGATCGTTCCTGGGTAAACGGAACCATCTGTAAGATTCATAATATCAATGAAGAGCTGATCGAGGTTGAAATCCCTCATCCCGGCGGCAACCCCAGCATTCACAGAGTTGCAATAATGAAACAAAGGAGATACGCATTTGAATATGACCGGCGGGCGCGGATGTTGCAGCAGGTCGTCGTAGGTGCGTTCACACAATACCCGCTCAAATTAGCGTGGGCGATCACAATCCACAAGAGCCAGGGACTGACGTTCAACGCTGTAAACCTCGATATCGGGACGGGCGCGTTCTGTCCCGGTCAGACCTACGTAGCCCTGAGCCGTTGCCGTTCGCTTAAAGGACTGTCGCTCAAGAAAAAACTGGCCGTAGGCGATATAACCGCCGACCATCGATCGATCGAGTTCTATCGTAATGCGACCTATATCTGAAAATACCTCAACACGCCTCATAGCCTACGGACTGATTCGGACCCTGCCCATATCTTAACAAATATAACCGGCCATAAACAGAGGTAATCAAGAGTAAAACTTAAAGGAATGCGAATCAAATTACGAGGGTCTTGCTTCTAAACCGTAGGTTGCTGGTTCGAATCCAGTTGGAGGCGCTGACGAACCGGGAATTCGTTAAGATTACGAGTAAAAAGCATTCGCAAACCTTTTATCTTAAAGAAAAAGGAAGGTTTGTAATGGCCAAAATTATCAGGCGCGACCTACGGTCTATCGCTGTACAGAATCATTTGCGGATCGATAACACCGCTGACGCATTCCTCCAATCCCGGAGCGCATCCAACTACTCCCGTTCTACTGTCAGGTTTTATCATGACAAAGTACCGGTTATCGTGGCATGGTTCAAATCGCAGCAAATTGAGACATGGGACGAAATCACAGCGCAGTCCATTCGGAATTTCCTTGAAGACCTGCGGGAAGCTGGACACAATCAGGGCGGCGTATTCCTGTACTTTCGCGTCGTTCGCACGCTGATGAATTGGGTTTGGGACGAATACGATGTCGAATCACGAAACCCCATTTCGAAAGTAAAATGTCAGGACCGGCGACCTGAACCGCTCCCCGGAATCACCATCGCCGAAGTCGGTCAGATGATGGACCAGTGCAAATTCAATAAATTTCCGGAACGCGATCGAGCCATGATCGCCGTACTTGTCGACACGGGAATACGCCGCTCCGAATTGATGGCGTTAACCATGAAGGACATAGACCTGAACCGGAATCAGCTCACCATCCGACATGGAAAAGGCGACAAATTCCGTCAGGTCTTCATCGGCAAAGAATGCAAAAAGCTGCTGAGAAAATATCTCGCGTGTCTGGATGATGTCCGCCTGTCCGATCCCCTGTGGTTGACAAACGAAGGTGATCCGCTTACAACCTGCGGCGCACGCTCCATCCTGCGACGCATTCAGCAAGCCGCCGGGTTCGATCGAATCCACGACTTCCATGATTTTCGCCGCTGCTTCGCAATCGAACGCAAGCGCAACGGCGACGACGACATCACCATCAGCCGCGCGTTGGGTCATTCCTCGCTCGAAGTCACGAAGCGCTACTTAGCGTTCACGGAAGACGATGATCGCGCCTTCGCTCTGCGCGCCAGCCCCATGGACAACCGGAGGAAGCGCCAGATATAAAACGCTATCGACGGCCAAAGAAATAAAACAGGTCAGATTTCCAGCCAGACGAGGACGTGGAATGCATAAACCCGGAGCGATCGCGGACCGAGCTGATCGCGTATCGGAGCGCGTCATAGGCATGATCATCCATCTGCGTATCGACGTCCTCGTAGTCCCGTTCTGAATACATCAGATCATTCATCTGCTGAATCAGATTCGTGCAGGACTTATACACCAGCAAACCGGGCATACCGTCCGGCTTCGTCTCCATCAGCGTATCGATCTTGCGCTTTCCGTTGATCCGCGAATTATCTCCGCGGCGAAGATAAATCCCGTGATCTGCGTAAATATCCGCCACGCTCGTAATCCCATCAGCGGAAGAAGCCTTAGCGAACATAGCCGGATCAGAATACGACGCCGCGATATCCTCGTCAATTGGCGTCTTCGCCGCGATCCGCTCCGCCTGTTGGGACGCGGGCAAATCCTTTTTGTAATCCTCGCGGAACACGACCACCCGTCCGGTCCCCAGATCATATCCGATCCAGAGACAGCAGTACGGCGCGCGCAATCCATAGTCAATACCGCGGTAGAAAACGAATTGTCCGCTGTTGAAATCGAACCGATCGATAATATTCTGCTCGCCGAAGCTCGGGAAAGCTCGTCCAGTCGATAAATCCCAGTCCCCGTCCCGCCAGATACTGCGAAGATTTCCCTCAAGCGTATCCAGATATTCAGCCTTATATTTCGGATCGATATGTGGATTATCCTCGCACATTGAGTTGATATACTTCGTGTCCGTTTCGGCGTCTTCGCCCAGCCGATATGGTTCAATAAACCGCTTCTTTACCCATGCGTGACCGATCCCGCCCGGGTTGGTCGATAAATACATCCTGCATTCCCAGCCATCCTGCCTGCTTGTCCGGAGACTTCCGCGAAGCATGTCGAAAACAACCTCTGACAGTTGCGTCAGCTCCTCGACCACAATCAAGTCGTACTCAAGTCCGACATATTTCTCGATGTCCGAGGGAATCCGGAACCCGCCGAACCGGACCGTCGAACCATTCGGGAATATGACCGAATCCCGCATTTTCTCATGCTGGCATCGCTCCAGAATCCGCTTTACCAGCGCGTCGAAACTTTCGCTTGCCGCCCGCTGAACTTTACGCAGAAACAACACTCGCAAGTTCGGGAACTTCTGGCAGTCATGAAGCCCGGCCTGCGCGACGCAGGCGTGCGACTTCCCTCCCGCGCGCGATCCTCCGATCAGTATCATCGTTCGCCCCGCCTTTTCGCCGCCAGCGTACGCATGGAACCGCTGTTGTACGGGATGAGGAATATAACCATAACTCGTGAACATCCGAATCTGCTCCTCGCTCATCCCATTTTCAACGCATGACCGTACATGCTTTTCCGCCATTTCCTGCGTAATCGTTGCGCCCATTACTCAAAGCTCCCTTCGATCAGCGGGTCCACAATGACCCCAAACGGCTTTTCGTTTTGCTCCGCTTCTTGCGCCTTTTCCTCAATTTTCTGATACGTTCGCTGTAATGCCTGCATAACCGGGCTGACATCGATTGTCACGTCAGCCTGGACCTTGCCTCGATAATCCCCCATCAGCTTATTGATCATATCCATGAGCTCAACGAAATTTTTTACCAGCGCACCATTGTAAATTTTATTCGTCTCTCTCGTTTCATACCCATTCGCAATAACCGTCCTGCTGTTGTCGATCCATAACCCGCCATTTTCAATTTCCGCAATCAACCGCTTCGCTAACCACGAAATCCAGTCGAGCCGCTGTTCAAGCTTCCTGAAATCCCGGAAGCTCCCGTTCACTTGCAGCATCCGTCCATTCCGAGACCGGAACGTAAGCTCTCCTACGCTGTCCTCGGATATCAGCCGCAGCGTCTTGTACATGTCCGCATACTCCCGAAGCTGCTTCATCGACAACTGCCCGCCTGCCTGCGCTACCTCCTCGCGTATTTCCTCATACGTCTTTTCGCTGCCCAACCCGTTGAGCACGATCGTCAGATATTTGTCCTCTAATAGCTCCGCCATAGTTCCCCTTTATCCAACTTTATTTTTAAAAATTTTTTCAGCCCCATTATTTTTGCCGTTTTTAAAATCTTCGTCCCACGCCGCCATTGTCTTTTTCACCCACGCTGTGCGTTGCTTTCCCTTGTTTTTTTGCGCTTTTACACCCTTAGACATAGAATCTACCGTTCAAGCTTTTAAAGTGCAAATTTTGCGGTTTTTCGCGCGTGTATTTATCATGCTATATACACACCCATCACGCAGAACCGGCCAACGACGCAGTGGAGAGGGTCAACCGCCATCCACACCTATAATACAACATTACATCACGCATATATAAAATCCTGCACATTAATTCTAATCCTGCAATATATGCTCATTAAGAACATAAGCATTAGCCTACCATCGCCGCGCGCAACCTGTCGCCGACCCCTTGTCCCCCAGGCGCCGATTTTCCGCCAATTTCCTCTCTTTTTTATCCGCTCTTGTCTATATCTTGCAATATCGCCGCTATATCAGCAACAATCTGTATCAGAACAGGCCGTATAGACCAGTCATACATATTAGCACATTAAAGCAACAGCCAATCAAAATAAAAATCGACCTTATCCGCAATCAGGCTTATCCGCAATATCGTACTATCGCATATATATAATAGCAACATATGGCCACGCAAAAAATAAAAATGCAATTAGCGGAAAAGAGAAAGAAAGAAAAAAGAAAGAAAGAAGCAAAGAAAGAAAAAAAGAAAGAAAGAGAAAAGCACGTACCAAGATATAACCATGATATATCAAGTATTACATGATCAAGGCATGATCTGATCAGATTAGCCCATGATCTTAATAGATCAATAGCCTCTTGATTAAGAGTTATCTTAATCTATTAAGTAATGTTCTGTCAGTACAGTACAGAGCAGAGACATGACATTTGTCATATCGATCTTGTGACATTCGACATAGTTTTTGTGTCATTTTTCGCCGTTTGAAGCTTGACGTACGTACGTATCATGGTATACTTATAAGCGTCAAAGGGAACGAGAAAACCCCGAGACCTCAAGACCGGACGCCCCCGCGCCCGGGCACTTTGACAATTGAATTCGCTGTTTTTGCCGGCTTAGCCGGCATCGTGTCAACCCCCGCCGCTAACCCCGGCGGGGAATCAAATCAACTGCCCGGGATCGCCGGGCAAAGGAGAAATATCATGAATCACAACAGCAACAATGAAGTAAAATTCTTAGACCTCGTCCGCGAGGTCGCCGAGAAATACGGGGTCACATTGACCCCGGACGTAGTGCAAGAAGAGGACGGTCGGTGGCGGCTAATCCTCCGACCGGGGGAGTGCTTCCTTCGGGACGTGGAGGCGCTCCGCGCCTCCGACGAGGTCGAGATCATCGGGCTGGAATGGTCCCGATCTAACGAAGCCTGGTATCACTCTGAATTAATCATCGACGTCGATGATTACGACGTCGATGACGACCCTGACGCAGTCCTCGACTGGCTTGCCGAGGACGGGGGAGCTGACTGGCTCCTCGACGCCGAATCGATTTCCGAGGCGATCGCCGCCGCGGAATTTGTCCCAAACTGGGACTGATAAAAAAAGGCTCGGGAGCCGGTAACTCCCGAGCCGAATAAGAAAGTTGCCTTGATAGGCAACAGAAAGAACGAGGGTATTATACCATGATTACCAAAAAGAAATTATTATCATTGGCGTTGTCGCTCAACGCGACAAACGCTGACGCGATCGCTTCGCAGGATTTTCCTCGAAGCAAAGAAATTATCGCCGTAAGCGCCGGAATTGCAGGCGTAAACGGCGTTATCGCGAAGATCGGCAATAACTTCTTTTACGCTATCGAGCGGTCTAATGGGATGTTTGCCCTGCTCGGATAAGTTTCTTCCAGTCAAACCGCCGGGATGCGACCCGGCGGATATCAGCGGAGCATGACCGCGTTAAAAACAGCCGCCGCTTGCAGGGCGTGAATCCGCAAGCGTAAGACCACCGGGCGACGTAAGGGCCCGGCCAGTACGCACGGTAAACGTACTACCTGCCGGTGACAGAGGATCAAGCAACCGGATGAGGCAGGCGACGCCAGCAAAGCGGCAAGATCGCAAAGCGGAAACGACCGCCGCCCCGTTGAGACGTAGACGGGGAGAAGGAGAAAAGCCATGAAATACTATGGCTTTTGGAATATTGAAACGGGCGTGACCGACGTTCGCCCGTTTGACGAACTGAATGACGCGGATGACCCGTGGTACGGGTTCGGCGATCTTTGGAACGGTACCGGCCCGTGGGACACATGGGCCGACGCCGAAGCCGCGGCGAACGCCGGAGCGGACACGCTCCGACGGCTGGTAATCCGCAAAGCGGGAGCGTCTCCCGCCGAGGCGGAAAACTACGACATTATCCGGTGCGGCGACCCCGTCCCAGATGGATGGTTTCCAAAGGCGGAGGTATCGGACTCCGCCGAAGCTGATCGGTTTATCGATCAGCAAATCAGCTGGTGCCGTATCAACGGCATCGGCTGCGAAGCGCTCGGACAATAAAGTAATAACCTCCTGGCAAACGTTGGCGCGTTTGCCAGGAGGCGGACAACCGAAAGGAATTATAACAAGGAATTAACATGGACAACCGAATAGAAGAACTGACGAACAAACTTGAATCCGGGCTGGCCGGATTATACGAAACCCGCGAATACAAAAAATACTTGCGGGCTATCGGGACCTTCCGACGTTATTCCGCCCGGAATATCGCGCTGATCTATCTCCAGCGCGAGAATCCGCAGTTCGTTGCCGGCTTTAACGAGTGGAAAAAACGCGGTCGCTTTGTGCGCAAAGGAGAAAAGGCGATCTACATCCTCGCCCCATCTCCAATAAAAATAACTGTTCCTGTCCTCGAATCTGACGGCACGGTAACTGAGCGTGTGGATACCATCCCACGCTACCGCGCCGTTCCTGTCTTCGAAATTTCTCAAACCGAAGGCGACCCCCTCCCTCAGGTATCCGACCGCAAAGTCGGGCCTGCCGCCGATCTTATCTGCGCGCTAACCAAAGCCTCCCCAGTCCCTGTGTCCTTTGGTCTGATTCGCGCGGAAGGTATGTATAACAAATCCGGGATCATCATCAACCCGGACCAGTCGCCTGAAGATACCATCAAAACGCTCGCGCATGAAATCGCCCACGCGTTATTACATGCGCGAGCCTCCGACCTGTCAGCGCAAGTCGCAGAGCTCGAAGCCGAATCCGTCGCTTACGTCGTCGCGTCTTATTTTGGAATCGATGATGATAGCTCCCTCGGCTATGTCGCCGCGTGGGCAAAAGAAGAAACGACAAAACTGTTCCAGCAATCGCTGGACAGAATTCAAAAAACCGCGGCGTCGATTATCGACGCGGTAGAAGGAGCGCTATGATAGAAAATATATCTCAATTCCTGAGCGGGACTGTAATCCCGCTCAACACCGTAACCGTCGCCGTGCCTGCAACGCCATACCCTCATGGCGGCGTACTGAAAATCACGTACGCCGCCGCAACCGGAAGCGTGCAGAAATCCGAATCCGGCACGCTTGAAACGTGGGGCAAGCTGCCGGATGAATTTCATCCAATCGCGCCCCGCCCGAAAGAACAGCTCGAAGCTGAGCTGTCGGCGATTGCGTGGGAACTCGGCGCGGGCTACCTGTACCGTTGGTACGAGCGGTGCGGAGACTACGGCCACCTGTTCCGGAACATGTACAGCTTCGCCGACGGCGAGCCATTCGCCGACGATTCCGCCGTCAACGCCGCGGACTATTTACCGGACGCCGAAACGTACGGCGTCTGGATATGGGAATTTAACGTCGCATGGAAACGCGGCGTTGCCATCCCGTGGCAGTTCGAAAGCTGGCGGCAACACGACCCGTCGCTGGAAGACGACGGACGCCGCTCAGCTCCGTTCCCCGGATGGGACGATTCCCATCCGTGGCTGATGACAGAAGAGCCGGGATCAGGTTTTGAATCGCACTACTTTTTTTCTATGCCGAAAAAGTACAACAAGAATACCGACGTTCTCGTGAAAGGATTAAAATAATGGAAAAGCCTAACAAGGAATACACGGCAAGGAAGAACTATTTCTTACCTATATCAATGATCGAATGGCTCCATGATGAATCTGTAAAAAGAAACATTTCCGAAGCCCAACTCGTCCGCGATCTCATCGACGCCGAAATGAAACGCACTGAGGAACCCGACAAAAAAACACGGACGCCTTAACGCCCGTGCCGCCGAATTCGGCCCCAGAAGATTTCTCTTCACGCCTTTATTACCCAGCCCCCATATACGGGGGCCTTTTTCATTTCCCGATAAGCCGCGCCACGAAATCGTCAAACGTCTCGTTCGCCTGCCCGTACTCCTCGTACGCACGCTCCAAATCCCGCCGAACCCCCGCCGGAAGCGCCCCCTCCCGCCAGCGCATCATGTCCAAAACGCCAAGCGTCCGCTCCGAAAGAGCCGCGTAAACTGCCGCCCGTTCGACCTCCTCCCTGTATGCCTCCTCGTCGCGTCGGTATTGTGCATACAATGGGTGCGCCGCCTTGAACGCCTTGTTCCAGTCCCAGTATTGTTTCAGGATCGGATTCGCCGTCAGGTACGCCGCCTTCGCCGTCTTGCTCGGCTGCTCAAAGTACCCGTTCTGAATTGTGTAGATGTTTGCCGGGAACCGCGCCGCCATCTCCGCGTCATGCGCCGCTTCCTCGTCCGCCGTCGCCGCCGAATACAGCACAATTTCCGGTACGTCCTCCGCCTTCGGCGCATGCGGCAGGTTCGGAATCCGCCCTGACAGCGCCGCCGCCCATTCCGCCAGCTGCTCCAGCGGTACCGCGTCGCTCCGCGTCTCCGGATTAATAACGCCACGTTCAAAATTCGGCCCCAGCGAGTGCTTGACCGCCTGCTGCTGAATCCTCGGCAGCTTGTAAAATACATCCTTGATCCGCTGCTCGTAGAACATCCTCAGCATTTCATCCGGCGTCTCGCTGAACGTCAGCTTCCTCGTCATCCCCTCCGGATGCTCCCGGTAAACCCGATTCACCGCGTCCTTGTCGCCGTTCGCCTTCGCCTCGTACGCCTCGCTCAGCAGCTCGGAGAACATCCGTCCCTTTCGTTCGCCTGTTGGATAAACAAGTCCGCCGCTGATCAGGTTCGCCAGCACGACCGGGAGCTGCTCGATCCCGCCCTTGCCTTCGATCGCGTTCCGGATCGCCGCGCCCATCCCCATCAACGGAACTTTCAACGCGTTCTCCTGCCGCTGCCGTTTCTCCGCCTCCTCGTACGCAGTCCCATCCTTCGTGATCATCGCCTCCCGCGCTTCGTCGTGCGTGATGACGCCGTCCGCCGCCATGTTCGCCAGCTGCTTCGCCAGCAGGTAATCCCCCCATTTCTCGCCGAACTCGTGATAGCTCAGCCCGTACAGCTTCCGAAGCGCCAGCTCCGGCGCGGACAGCGCCCCCTGAACGAGCTCCCCGACCGGCTCCGCGAACGTCCCGTCGGTAAACGACCGGATCGCTCCGCCCGTTCGCGTGCTCGGAAGGTGCCCGATATCCGTTTCCCGTCCCTGATACTTTTTGATCGCCCAGTCGACCAGCAGGTTCGGCGAAAAGAACGACCGCGCGATCGTCTCGATCCCGACCTGATCGTCCGAGCTCTCCCGCGCCTCCGCCAGCGCCTGCGCCCAGTGTCCCCCCGAATGCGTCAGCGCCTCGTCATATTCCGCCCGGCTGATCCGCCCCGCCTCGTACCGCTCCCGGAGCAGCTCCTCAGCCTCCCGTTCTACCGCCGCCATCCGCTCGTCGTATTGCCGGAATCCGCTCGTCAGCGTCGTCAGCGGATTCAGCTGCCCGAAATTCGTATAATAAGAATCCCCCATCCACGGCTCGAACCCCATCATCGGAATCTTCGTCCGCCCCTGAAGCCGCTTCGGTAAACCCTTCTCCTCGTACAGCCGTTCCACCTCCTGCCGATCGAACAGCGCCCGGTAATATTCCGGCCGGTCGATCATCCGCCGCGCCCAGGTCCCAAGGCTTCGCGTGATCCAGAATTGATACGGGAACGCCAGCGTCGCCATCCGGTCAAACCCATACTTTTTGGAATAATTCAACAGCGCATAATCCCGCTGCGCTTCCGCGTACTGGTTCGCCTGATACTTCGTCTTACCCAACGCCGCCCGGACGTCCTCGTTCAGCCACCGGTTCAGCTCCGTCCGCGCCGCCTCCGGAACACTTTCAAACCTCCCGTTAACCTTCGCCGCCGCTATCGCCCGCCGGTAATCCCCTTCAAACTGGTTCAGCGTCCCGACAATAAACTTATGAAAAACCTCGTTTCCCGCGGTCCCCTCCGGAATCGGCGTCGGCGTCTTCCCATGCTTCACCCTCCGTAAAACCTCGTCGGCGTTCTCCGACATCGCCGCGCCGTTAATCCCGTTCGCCTTCGCCTTGATAATCTCCCCATCGGATAACAGAACATATTGATCCGCGTCCGCTGGATCAAGCCCGAGGAACCGGATCGTCCGTTCCCCGTCCGTAAAACTCGACGGAAAACCATGCTTCGTCTCCGGCAGGACCGCTACCTGATCGCCATTGTAATAAACCCGCCCCGCGATATCGTACCCGCCGTATTGCAGCTTCGGCGAGCGGACGAATATCGGCGACGATGCCGCGGCGATATGATCAAGCCATGTATCCCGAAGAAGGCCGTTATCTTTCCAGTCCATATAGACGATATTCCGCCATGCCCTTTGCTCATCCGCGTCGAGATACTGAAACGCATAACTGTCCTGATACCCGGGATCATCCGGATCGTTCCGGATCGGGGACCCCTCTGCGAAATACCAGTCATAATAATCGCGCATCTCCTGCCGCTTGTTCTGATCGGCTGCGTTCTTGTGAAAAACTCTCGCCGTCAGGAAATCTTCCTTCCCGCTGAGATCCATTCCATCAAGATCGGATAACCAGACCGGCTCCGCCGCCGCATACTTCGCCTGTACCTCGGCGCTGTCCATCGTTCGATTCGCGTACTTCCCCCACGTCTCGCCCCGTCCAAATATATCGGCGATCGCGTCCCGTAACCCGTCATGTGTAAGCGGTACCCCGTCTATATAGACAACCCCTTGCATTTGCCCGAGAAATTCCGCCGCTGAATCGCCGTCTGAAAATTTGCCCTGAAGCCTCGACCGTACGCTGAGCCGCCCGTCTCTGCCCTCCCGTTCGTACTTCGCCAGCAGTGAACCGTAGCTCCCGTAATCCCTGTTGTCAGGAATCTGGTCTAATATCCCCCGAAGCTCCCCGCCGGATATCCGGTACGCCAGCAATGATTCAGTATCGCTCGGCGGAAGACTGTCCCGGACCGCCCGGTATACCCCATTCAGGTATTGACGCGCCTGTATAAGTACCGGCTCAAAATCATAATCAAATTTCCCTTTCGCAAGATAACTTTCGAACTCGATCCGGAACCGGTCCGCCGCCGCTTCATATCGTTCGACCTCTTTTGCCGTCAGCTTCTTCTTCCGGTACCGCTGATCGATCGCCTCGTACGTTGCCGCGTCCTTGTACCCCAGCCACTGTGCGTAAGCCTCCGCTGTATCCTGCGGAAGCGTCCGGTAAAATCCCTGCCCGATCGCGTGAAGCGTTTCTCCAAGATTTTGCGCGTCCTGGATTCCCCGAAGCGCCTGTCGCCCGGCGATGACCCGGAACTCGTTGCCCGTCGCTTGCCCTGCCTGAGCCCGTCGCTGCGCTTCCGCATAAAAATTCTTGCCTTCGTTCTCCGCGCGCCCTTCCCAGACCGCCGCCGTCGCGTCGTATAAATTCATAATCAGGTCGACCGTCCCCCGACCGTATCCGTCCTCAAGGAACCGCCGCCGGATTCGCTCCTTCGCCTGATATCCTTCGACCTGATCCGTCGCCTGAACCCGGTCGAACGTCGCTTCCTGATTCGCCCGCTGCGCGCGATACGCCTCCTCCGGCGTCATCCGCCGACCGGGCTGGCGCGAAGCCTCGCCGCCTCCAAGCGGCTGAGGCGAGTGCAGACCGGGTTGGCGGTCGGCCGAAGCCTCGCCGCCTGGAGGCGGCGCGCTCTCGTCGATCTTCCGCCCGAGCTCCTCGACGCTCTGATACAGCCGCTCGATCAGCTCGTTATACCTCGGATGGATATTCCTGTCGTAATACTCCGTCAGCTTTGCGTAGTTTCTGTTTTTATCCTTCCTCCCTGAATAATACGTGATTTCGTCGTGTCCATTTATTGCGAGCTCGATCATCTCCTTCCGCGTCGCCGTCATCGTTTCAAAAATCGCGTTCAGCTCCCCCGCGTCCTGACCCGTCGCCCGCTGATACGAATCAAGAAAAACCTGATACAGCTGCGCCTGTAATTCGATCTCGCGGTCCGCCGCCGCCGAATACTTCGGGTTCGATTCATTCTGGAATTGTCGCCAAAGTCCGGCCCGCATTTCCGGATACAGCTCCGTAAGCTCCCAGTATCGTTCGTACTCCGAGTGCTTCTCCTGATAGAACGCGTCCCAGATGTCGTCAATCTCCGTCAGCAGCTTCATGTAAGACGCCCCGTCTGCATCGCTGAACCCCAGCCCCTCGACGATCCCCGCGTGCGCCTGCTTCCGCTTCTTCCGGAGATTTTCCCAGCCTTCGATCTGAATTTCGTTCAGCAGCGTCATCGCTTTCTCGGGATAATCCAGCTTTTTATCGAACAGGTCCACTACCTTATGATACGCGTCGCTGTATTGAATCCGGCTGTCAATCCAGTATTCCGTCTCGCCGACGGCTAAATCCCGGAACGCGTCCGCGACCGCGTAGATTCCCTCGTTCTCGACCCGCGCCCGGATACTGTCCTTCTGCGCCGCGACGTCGTTCAATACCCGTATCGAGTTGTATTTCGTCGCCTGCCGTAAAATGTCGGTGACCGCGTCGCTGATAGCCTCCGGCGTCTCCGCGCCTTTGATCCGTTCCGCGAGCGCGTCCGCGATCCCCGTCTTCCCGAAGACCTCCTCAAATCCGGAAGCGTCCTTGAACCGTTCCCGGAAGGATTCCGCTAAAACCTGCCCTGCGTCCGGCCGGATATAGTCCTTCGAGAATAGCGCGTCGTCGATCTCGTCAAGATTCCAGCTCCCCCGTACCGCGCGGACAATCGAATCGCTGAGCTCGTCCCCGAGAATCGCCCGAAGCGGCTCCGGAATCTCCGGGACCCCCTCCCCCTGCGCCCAGACCCGATCCATATACTGTGAAAGCCCGATCGATATCGCCTGATTCGATTCGAATTCCTCTGCCTTGCTCGACAGCTTTCCGAATACCCCGATCTTATCGTTGACCGCGCTGATTGCGTCCTGCGTCCGACCGAGAAGATCGTCCTTCCGCTTGATTCTCGCGATCTTCCCTTCAATACCGGATACGTTGTCGCCGCCGAACTCGTTGTCGAACAGCCCGCTGATGCGAGTTGAATTAAATCCGAACCGCTCCTGCTGCTTCCGGATCGATTCCGGATCGAGAAACCCGAATATCCCCGTCGCCGCTCGCGTAATCAGGTTGTTGACAACATTGTTCACAAAGAACGTCGGGCTCGTCCCCAAAAGGAAAAGCGACTGCGCCTGCTTGATCGTGTCGCCAATCCGGTAGATGAACGGGTCCGGCTGAATATCGTACTTCTGAATAAGCTGATCGCCGAGCCGGTCCGTAATCTGCGAAACGATCCGATAGCGGAGCGCCTCCTTCTGATACGGGATCGCGTTTTCCCCTGTGAAATAATCGACCGTTCGATGCGCCGCGTTGAGATCGATCTCCGTCCCGTCCGCGTTCTGAATCGTCTGGACGAGCGTATCGAAAAGATTCCGCTTCGTTTCGTACATCTCGACAACCTCGTCCGGCCGAATCTCCAGCTCCCGCGCGATCCGTTCCAGCTCCTGCCTCGGTCGGACCGAAAGCTCGTAGCTGTTGAGCGCCGCTAAACTCGAATCGTCGTTCAATACATTTTGCAATCCGGGCCGGATGGTCCGCACCTCTGCGCTGTTGAAGAAATCCCGGTACGGACTGTCCGCCGCGATCTCTTCCAGCCCCGCCGCCTGTCGAAGCAGGCTTCGAATTTGCTCCGGCTCCGCGTCCGCCAGCATCGTCCGCAGGAAATTCGACGTCATCCCGTCGATCCCGATCACCTTTGATTCCGGCGTCAGGTCGACCCAGCGCTTCAGCCAGCCCATCCGCCCGCTGTAGTCCCCCTTCGCGAACTGCTTCAAAACCCCGTCGTCGGCGATCCCCGCCAGCCGCCGCTGAAACGACGTCAGTTCGTCAACGTTTATGGTCTTAACAATATCTGCGTACGTGCTCAATATCTGCGTCAGCCCGCCGGACTTGTTCAGTCCTGTCGCCGCCGTCGCGATATCATCCGCGTACATCGGAAGCGCGTCGATAAACGCATTCCCGCGGTTCGCCTTGACCGCCGCCTTCATCGCCGCGTCTCCAGTTGCGTCCGCGATCTTATCTAAAATCGCGCCCGCCCCGAGGTTCAAAAAGTTCATCGGATCGACAATCGACTGGACGATCTGATCCGTCTGGACCCCGCTGTACCCCGTCGAAAGCTGAACGATACGCGTCTGAATCTCGTTGATCTGATCGTCTGTAAGCCCCTGCTCCCGCATGTTCTTCCGCATCTGGATCAGCGTTTCGAGCCCCGTTATTCCGCGCGTATTCTCGTCGACCTTCCGCTTCCCGGATAACCCCTCGTTCCATCGGTACGTCTCGCCGATGCCCGTGAAAATACCCTCCGGCTGGTAATCCCTCCGGCTGTTGAACATCCGCTCGTACCCTGTCGGCGCTCCCTCCGCCGGCTTCGTAAACATCGCCGTCAGGAAATCGCCCCAGAGATCGCCTGCGTTACTCAATCCAACCTCGTAGGATTGCTTCGACGCCTCCCAGATATCCCCGATCTCCTCCTTCCCCTGGGCCCATTCTGCCCCCATCTCCTGAATCGTCAGCAGAAGCCTGTCTTTAAAATTCGCGTTCTCCTGATTAGCCCGATTGATCCCGCGCCCATACCCTCGCAGCGTCCGCTCGCGAAAAACCGCCGCCGTCCCGAGCCCCTGCTCGATCTTCTCCGCGCCCTTATTAAACGCCGCCATCGCCTCCGCGTACCCCGGAAGCTGTTTTCCCGAAGCCGCTTCGACGATACCGGATGCCAGCCCGTACACGCCGCCGCCGATCGCTCCGACCACCACAACCCCCACGATCACCCATACCCAGGGGAAGGCGGGAGTGTCCTTGCCGCTGACCTGGTACCTTCCCGGCTCGGTGAAGGTCACCGTGGTCCCGCTGACCTTGCCGCCGTCGGCATCCGTGACCTGGCCCGGGAACGTGACGGAGAGCGTGTACTCACTGTCGAGTCCGGAAGAAGAGGAGGGAAGGTTCCCCTTCTTGGTGTCGAGGACGTACTCGCCGTCCTTGTGCTCGATGAACCCATCGACCTCAGAGATGTCGATCGACTTGCCTGAGAGTGTGCAGGTGGGGAAGCCGTCGCGCTCGGAGTAGGAGGCCTTCAGGTCTTTGAACGGCCCTCCGC